CTCCTTGAGCAAGTCCATAGATTGATTGATACCATCCCCATTTGTCAGCAAAAGATTGTTCAGCTGAGTAACTTGTTCCTCCTTGAGATTTGATTCCGAAGATTGTAGGGTATGAATCGCTAATTTGTTGGCGATACTCCAAAAAAAAACCATCGCACTTTGTAAGTAGTAAAGAGGAACTTTCTTCATAATCTTGTGATGCTTCTCACTCCCTTCATAATCTTCAATCGTATAAAACTTTCCAAACTTCTTTTTGATTGGTCTGTAAAAGATTGTCATAAGTCTGTGCCATTGGTCAACCCTTGAGATGTAAGTGTCACAATCAACAAATTCTGCCATTGTCATTTTGTCAAGGTCTGGGATAAATCCATACTCAACACCATCCCATTTGAATCTCCTTTTGAGTCTTGGGGAATCAGTCAGAACTCTTGACAATGTATCAACTGCCAAGTGATAAGTTGCGACATCGATTCTATCGACTACTCCGATAGGAATATTGCAGAAGTTTGACACAAGGAGTTTTGCGATGAGTTCAACATCTTCCTCGTCTCCTTTCATACGTTCGTACTCTTGGAATCTCCACAATGGAATCTCCATCAAGGAATCTGGTATTGTGATTTTTAGTTTCATTAAATTACGTTGTAGTTTCCTTTGTTTGGATTGTCTAAATGATAAATTACATTGTATCGAATACCATCAATCGAATGATTAAAAGCATCAACATACAAGTTCGACTTCTTGTCCGAATAGATGTAGTTGTTTAATTCTCTTGCAATGTTGCCAGAGTTCTCTTCGACAATAATCTCGAAGTCTTGCATCCTCTGAATCCCTTCTTCAATCTTTCCCTTCTTGACTGGTTTGATGTTGACACCTCTGAACCTCAAGTCCTCAATCAGCCTTGGTTCTGCTGAGTCTCCGATGATAAGACTATTCCCAGCCATTCTAAGCAACTTTTCAGAGAGTATGTGTGTCTTGAGCCCTTTCTCATAAAGATGTTCTTTTACGTAAAGTATTTTCTTCTTCTGGTCAATTGCTACTTCTGTTAGTGTGTCCTCATCAACTGAGAATCCGAAGTCCATTCCGAATGATGTTTGCAACTCATCTGGATTGAACTCTCCAAACTTCCAATTCGTAAAGACAACACCTTCTGCTTTGTCAAGCCATCCTCCAAGAATCTTGTGCTTGTATTTGTGAGGATTGTTGATTCTGATTCTTTCGATTTGAGCAAGGAATGATTTTGAAAGATTCTTCTTGTTGTCTCGATAATCGGTATGAATATAGCAGACATCATCCTTCTCTCCATTGAATCCTTCTTGAACTCCCATCCTTTCAAAAAACCTCTTGTAAATCCAATGCTCTTTAGTGACTGGATTCAGAATCAAGATGACTCTGTTCTGTGTTCCCTTCTTCCGAATCGATAAATCAATTGTGTCGAATGTATCTTCGTCAACTAGTTCCTCTGCCTCATCGAGTACCCAAGTATTAATCCCTTGCAATGATTTAAGATTTGCAGTTTGATTTCCAGCAGATGTCTTGATTCCTCGAAACACAATATCAGATTCAGTCTTGTTGTTAACTACTTCTGTCTTGTTAACCTCGAAGATTGAGTCAAGTCCAAGCAATGCAATCTTTTCCAAGAACTCTGGGATGATTGATAAGTGAGTTGAGGTCATTGTGTACCTTGTGAACAACGTTCTCATCCCTTTCGATAGTGTGAGCAATGTCAAGAATGTTGTCGCACTAAAAGACTTTGAACTACCTCTTCCGCCAGTTAAGACATAATATCTACACTTGCTTTTGAATAATGGATTGAACTTTTCATTCAGAGTCATTCGATGCAAAGTTTATAATCGGAATATTGATTGATTCTTCATTTGATGTGACATCAACTCTCTCCTTCGGTTTACCATAACGGAACTCCATAAACTTATTCCAGAACTGATAGTTCCCTTCCTCGATTCCTTTCTTCAAACAAGCGAATGCTTTGTCATCTAATTGAGACAATTTCTGAATTAACTTCTCTTCGTCTGCTTTTGGTTTACGACCTTGACCTCGATTCTCTCCTTTCTTCGCTCCGTTATTTCTTCTTCCATCAACTTTCTTTTCCATAAGTAAAAGTATTAATATAAATTTATTTATTTAATCTCACTTTTTTGAAGGTTTCTTTGCAGTATTCGTAGTTTTTCGCCTTCTGTTTGCTTTTTTGATATTACTTTTGATTTCTTGTTGAGGTTTCTTCACCAACAACTTTTCGGAATCATTAAAAGCAATTGCAAGTTTGCCGATGATTTCCCTCCAGCAAGAAGCACATTGATTGTGCTTGTAGTTCTTTTCTGGATGCAACTTATTGTAAATCGGAAGCAGAGCAGTCTGTTGTTCCGTTGTCACTTTTGTTCGTTTCTCAGAGAAGAAGTCTTTTAGTATTTCAATCTCTTTTTTCGTTGGTTTTTTCATAAGGATATTTTTTATTTAATTTCTCTTTTCTTTCGTCACAACCACAATCATCAATTAACAAGTCAACGACTTTCTTGATTCCAGTTGCTTTGGTTATCTTTTCAATTGTGTCTCCGAGTCCTTTGCTTTTCATTTATTGCTTTTTTCAGTTTCAACTTCGCCTTCTTGATTGTGTTGTAAATCGATGACAAAGTAATTCCAGATTCTTTCGCCAGACTTCGCATCGTCACCTCTTCCTTGTAATGCAAGATTAATATGCTGAGTTCATATCCGTTTAGCACTCCGTAATCTTTCTTTACATCTGCCACAAAGTCTTTTGAGGTGAAGTCTGGTATCACTTCAAATAAGGAATCCATCTCATCCGATTTGCGTTGTTCTTCCTTTATATCTAACTGCTCAAAGATAATATTAGTATTTTCGAGATAGTCAGAAGGAATCTCTCTCTTCTTCTTTTTACAGAAGTCGAAGTACATATTCCGAAGAACTAAAGATGCGAATGCTTTCTTATATTCGATTTCCCGATACTTTGATGCTTCATATACCTTGATATACATATCTTGCACAAAGTCCTCTCTGAGATGCTCTGGACACCCTAGAAAGGACAATTGTTGAATAAACTGATGATGTGATTTACTTATTTCGTTTAACATAGTGATACTAAGATAGACAAAATAATAATATATTTGTTAATGGTCTGATTCCCAAATATCAAGGTTTCTGTCTTTGTTCATTAGGTTATTGTTCATCTCTTCCCAGAACTGATAGTGCAATCCATCGTTACCATTCTGACCAATTACATTCATTCTCTTTTCTGCTTGGTCTAATTGATTATTCAAATCATCCGAGAATAACTTATTTACAAGAATAGGTCTGTTGTTATCACCGAACTCTTGGTCTATCTTGTTATCTGATAAACCCTCTGTTTTTTCTTCGTTTAACTCAAAAACTTTTGTTAAATGTTCTATAATCTGTTTTGCCTCTTCTTTGTTTACTCTGCAACTCGCTTCTTTACCTTTGTAGATTACAACTATATTAGTCCCTTTGTAGTTTGATTCTATTGCCAAAAACTCATCTCTTTCTCTTTCAATCTGTAAAAGTTCCATACTAATTACCAAAGATTAAAACCAATCCAAACAATACACAAGGGAGCATCGTATAAACTGCATCCCAAACAGATGTGTGTCCTCCGATTTTCTTGTCAATGTAGAACTCTTTCGCCCACGCTACGATGGTTACTATTCCATTTGCCATAATCAACTGCACTTGTTGTGTACTACCTACAATTCCAAAGAACACCCATACCAAAGTGTAAATGATTGCTCCGTAGAAGAAATGTTGCAACTTGTCTGCGTTTGGAGTTGCGTTCAATAATTTTTTCATTAATTCTTTCATATCTATTTATTTAAAGTTCGTTTAACTGATAATTTTCAATAGTAATCTCTTGCTCTTCCACTCCCTCGTAAAACGTATAAATGTACTCAATGCCACTATCCCTAACATCTCCGACTTTAGCATCGCTTACAACATCCCATCCATAGTATTTGTTAATCATAGCCTCCCAAGATGATTTAGAATCGGCAACACCTATCACTTCCCCACCTCCAACAAACTGAGGAACTCCTTGAACTATCACATATAATTGCTTCATATCTATTTATTTAAAATTTGCTTAATATTCGGTTTAAAATAATTCTTGCCCTTGAGGACTTTTCCATCCTCTCGGTATATTGGTTTTCCGTTCTCCAGTTTCGACATATTCGAGTTGTGAACCTCATCAAACAAGTCAGAGAACTTGTCCTCCAGATTGCTCTCAATTATCGCTCCAAGAAGCAGATAGTAAATATCAACGATTGCGTCTGCTCTTTCAACCTTATCGATGTATGTGTTTTGATTTGCAAAGGATTCTAGTTCAGAATCTCTGAACTCATTAAGTTCTTCTTGAATCATTTTGTATCGGAGGCAATGAGGAACATTTTTAATTCCGAATGCTTCGTTGAAGTCTTTTACTTTTTGTAGGTGATTTTTAATCATTTATTTCTTCGTTTATTAGTTCGTTGTAAATATTCCAAGACTGAATCTCAAAGTCTCTCCTTGAGCAGAATGAGAATGTCTTGGTCTTTCCGTTTGCTTTGATAGATGCTTTTAGCCTTCCAGTCTCTCTCAACTTGTCAAAGATTAAATCTTCAACCTCTTGAACCTTATCCTTCCAAGTGAAGTCATTGTACTCCATATGATTTGAGTTGAAGTAATAGATTGCAGTCGTTCGGTCTTGTCCAGTAAACAAGTGAAACAGACTTGCATTCTTATCAAGCAGTTCTTCTGCGAAGTGATAGAATAATGCTTTTGCGTCAACTATCTCTCTTCGTCTTGATTTGCTTCTGATATCCATTCCAGTCACTTGATGAATGGATTCAGCGATGATTCTTAGTTCTTTCATTTGATTTGGTTTATAATACTTCTAGCATATCCCAAGAGATAAATTTTTTCTTACTTCCGAAAGTTGTCATCCAAGTCTCGCATTGATTTAAGTTTGAAAGGTTACATCTCAATACTCTCTCTTGACCTTTATCAGATAATAACAAAGCATATTCAGAAACTTTTTTTATTCTTTTGCCTCTATTTGTATATGAATAAGACCAAGATTTCTCAATAGATTTGACCTCAAAAGTTTTTATTTTATCCCCAACTTTTAGCATAATATTGTTTTTTGATTTGTAATTATATATGCAAAGATAATAATACTTTAGACATATTCAAGCATAAATCAAAAAAACTTTCAAATTATTTTATCTTCTTCGCTTCTGATAGTTTCAGATAAGCACATTCCTTCTGTACTTTGGTCTTGTTTGCCCAGTAAGTAGTTGCTGGATTCTTGGAGTTTATTTCCCAGACTGGACTGACCTCGAAAAGATTAAACGCAAAAACCCCTTTCGGAGTTGAGTTGATGTACATTGGAATATCATTGTGACGAGTTGCTTTTCCAACAACAGCATCGAACTTTGGCTTCTCTATTAGAAGAGTTGCATAGTGTGTCCTTCTGCATTTAAGTTCTATTCGCATTCGGAACTCTGGAGAGTAGCAATCCCACTTTGAGAATTGATTGTTTGACATCACAAGGTCTGGCAAGTATTCTGATTTTAGCCATTCAAAAAGGTCTGCTTCTTTCCAGTTTCTCATCGTTTAAGTTTTTAAGAGATTGATATATTTATTCTTTATTTCAAGTAAATCTTCTCTTGTCCATTTCTTTAAACGATTTGCATCCTTTATTTGCTCAAGTTCTTGAACAAACTCTTCTCCATACCTTTCAACCAATCCCATTCTATAGTTGATTTCATTTCCGTTTAGATAGCGATTGCATTTTCTACATTGAGAATGGCAATTGTTCTCATTAAATATTAAGCCAGAATAGACTTCTGCCTTGAAGTAATGCCCAGCATCAACAAGGTCAGACTTTGAGCCACAAGAAATGCAACCTTGCTTCTCATCCCTTTTGCGAATCCATCTCTGAAAGTACTTCCGAGCATCCAGAAGCAGTCGTTGATAGGATTTCTTTTCTTTGATTTCCTTGTCGAACTTTGACAACATCTTCTCATTCTTCTCTCTCTGCTCTTCTTTCTTCTTCTGCTTGGCTTTTGAGTACTTTAATGCACAAGATGTGGAGCAGACATTTTGAGTCGTTCTGAACTGCTGAAACTCTTTTCCACATACTTTGCATTTTGCCATACTCTAAGATAACTAAAATTTTAATTTTAAATCCTCGTTTGGCAATGGTATTATAATATTGAACATATCGAATGCAACATCTCTGCAACGCTTGTGGAACTCTTCTTGCTCCGTTGTTGAGTTTGATGTGCTGGACTTGGCAACCTTTAGTGATTCACCAGTCTCTTCATTTACAATGTCCCCTCCATTGAAGTTGTACTTGAGGAAGTAATTGACTTCTTCATTCGAGAAGATTTCGCCTTGACTATCTCTCAATGCTTTCTTCCAAATAGGAACAAGAACTCCCCAGTAGTAATTATTCTGAGGAGTTGACTTCTTCTTTGTAGGTGCTGAAAAATCCAATTGAATTGTTTTGCCTTCCCTTGACTCAATAACGTCAAGGATGAGGTTTCTGTTCCTTGTTAACTTTCCATTCTTTACTTCTGATATGATACTTATCTTCTTCAAATCTTCTTGTAAGAGATTCCAGACTTCGAATATGTGACCTCTGGCAGTTCGAGAACTTCACCATCTTCTGAGATGTTCGCATTTCCAAGACCTTTTTCGATTGCTGAAAGCATTGCTTTGTATTTCGCTTCGATTTGCTTCTTGGTCTTTTCTGCTTCCTTCCACTCTGGAACATTCTTGTAAGAAATCATCTTCCTTCCGTTTCTCTTCTTGATTTCATATCCTTCAAACACTCCACCATAATCTTCTGATTCTTGTGCTATCTCTTCAATATGCTCTTCGTTGAACATTTTGATGAGGTTTAAAATCTCGGAAAGTTCATCCGATAGTTTCTGCAACTCGATTGCAGTTTTCAATACTCCGTTGTCATTTACTGACAATATTAAATTTTCAATTGTTTCTTTCATCGTTTGTTGGTTTTATTAGTTATAAATTGAACTACTCTTTTCTGATAACATTAAATTGACCTTTACTCTCTACACATTTATCAGATGTGAACATTTTAAGTAAAGCATCTAATGCCTCATCTCCTTTGAAGTGTATTTCTAAAGGCATACTGAAAATATGGAAACAACTATGTTTTTCAGACAAATCTGCCTTATTGCTATGGTATTTGTCCCATATTTTTTTATCTTCTTTAGTAAGTTTGTAACCTGTTTCTTTAAAAATACTGTTAAATGTTACGTTTCCTAAGTATATGTTCATAATTATTTAGTTTTTGGTTTTTAGTTTCATAGAATCTGCTATTTTATTACCTAGAGTTTCAGCAGTTCTTATAATATCCTCACGCATTAAATCTAAATACCTCTCGGTCATATCGGCAGGTATCTTTAAATTAAAACTCTCGCTTTCGTCATTTACAAAACTAACTTTGCCCACATATCTGTCGTGCTTTTCCTCTTCTTTCTGTTTCCAAGTATATCCATTTTCAAATTTAATCTGAATACTATCTAATTTCCATTCTTTACTCATCGTTTGTTGGTTTAAAAGAGAGCATCCAAAAGAATCAGATGCTCCCCTTGATTGATTAAAGTTCGATAAATTCTTGAACTGGTTTCATAATCTTGTAACCCTTCTCTTTTAAAAACTCGATACACTCATTCTCGAAGTTGTCATTCGGTGCTGGTGTGACTGATGAATTGTTCTTCTTCATATACGTTTTTGGAGATACTTGACCAGCATAGTCTAGGATTATCGAGTTGAGGTTTTGATTCCTCAACCATTTCTCGGGACATCCAGCATCTCTCAATTGTCGGTATAGTTCGAAGATTGAAAAGTTCTTCTCCATTTTCGCAATACCATTTCTCACAAAGTCTCTCTTTGTTTTGTACATTTCTGTTCTCATTGTTGAATTGATTTCTGTGTTCATAATTACTGATTTTTGATTATTACTGATTATTATATTTTTGATTCAAGTTGTGTTCTTTGCTCTGTGGTCATTCTGCGACCTTCTAAGGCAGTCTTGACTTCTTCTGGACTTCCTTTGCCTATTAGATAATTAAATCCCTCTAGCGTTAAGGATGGAAGCCTCACCACATTGTTTGGTTTGAATCCTCCAGCAAGATTCCCATCATCATCCTCTGCTTGTAATCCAAGAAGAGACTGCAAAGTATATCTTCGGAAGTAGGTTATCGCTGAGCCGAGTTTCTGTGCATCGTTCTGAATTGGTAGTTGAAGAAAACTATTGACCTCTTCTCCAGATTCCACATCAATGATTGTTGAGTACTGATATCCATCTTTAATTGGCTGGAGTAATAACAATCCATTGTCAGCAAGTAAAGGCTGAACGTGAGCGATTAATTTGTTAATGTCAAAGTAGTTCGATTTGAAGAATGGATTCAGTGCATCCTTTCCAATTGCTCCGACTTCTGTTTGTACTTTTAAAAGTTTTTGATTGATACTCATAATTTTTCTGCTTGTTTTTCTGATTGATAAATAAATTCCGAATGTTCTTGTCCCTTGTTGACAAATGTATGGACGAATCCTTTCTTGTCAATAAACGTTCCTACTCCAGTAGGCAACCACTTAACGCTTTTCATTCTCCTTGTCTTGAACGAAATGCTCCAACGCTTTGAGATAACCCTCATCCATAAGCGTTCCAGTAAAGTATTGAGTATTTCTGATTTTTGATTGAGATTCCCAGTATCCTCCGTTATGGAGTTTGGAAGGAATCTGCTTGAGTCCCATCTCATCGATTCTGCTTCGTAGAGAGTAGAGCCTTACTCCGTAGCGAGTTCTGTCTGTTTGTTGTTTTGTTACCATTGTTGTGTGAATTTGATTAAAATAATACCTAGCACCCCAAAGACTACTAAAGCAAATAGTCCGATGAATGCAATCGCTAACCCTTTAGCGAGTATTGTTGTGAGTTTTTTCATTTGATTTCTATAATGTATAATTAATTTCAGTTATAAAATACTTCAACGCTTCTTTTTTAGTTTTGAAAGATTTTTTATAGTCACCACACGCAGTCGACCATATAAGAGACCAATGAGGTTTTACAGAGTTTAAATCGTTAAAATATACTCTGCAAAAATGACCAAAATAAGTGTAAGAATAAGAACCTGATGTTCTTCTGTCGCTAATTAATTCATTTTCAATAGGTTGTGTAAAATCTTGCATAATATTTGATTTGATTTGATTTGTAATATATGAGCAAAGATAATAAAATCTATCAATGTACAAAGCATAAATAATAAAATCTTTTTAATTATTTTTTTGAAGGTAGTAGTTTGACATATCTTCAAAAGCCAATCTAAGCACTTTTTCAGTCTCGTCAAGCAGTTCTTCTGTGATATCCATATCTATCACAACTGGTGACTTGTAAGCGACTTTTAAATTGTCTCGACCTTCTCTTGTGATGTAATGGACTTCTGCTGACTCTGGTGCTTTTCCGTACATCTGACGAACTGCACAAGAATAAATATGCATCTGTAAATAATCTGGTTCAACGTACTTATGGTATTTATCTTTGCCTCCAGTCTTGTAATCGATGATTTTTGAGAAGTCACTTGAAGCAGAGTCAATGAATCCAACGACTTCAAAGTCACCTAAGTCAAGAACTACCTTCTCTTCGAATTTATCCAATCTCTCAACCTTTGCCAGAACTACCTTCTCCAAGTTAGAGAAAGAATCGAAGTTGTTATGCTCCAACGCTTCTCCGACTTTAGAACCAAAATCAGTCCATTTGTTCGCCTCGAATGGTTTCTTGATGACATACCTTGCCCACCACTCAAAAGAGTCTTGATAGAAGAGATTAATCATTGACCAACTGATAGTCGGTTTTCCTTGTTTGTTTAGTTTTGGAAATATCATTTCTTTAGTTTTGAATCTTGTTTTTTAAATCTTCTCACAACTCCTTCAAGCGTTCCTCCAGCAAAGTAAAATGATATTATCACAAGAACAATTGTTGCAAGAGTTTCATTGTTGAAATCAATCACCTCGTAAAGATTGTCAGTTGGAAGTTCTTTGATTGCATAAACAAGCATCGTAGTTCCGACTGCTAAATGAAGTAGCAAGAAAACGAATGCAAACATAAATGCAAGTATTCGTTGAGCAATTTTAAATGGTTCATAAAGTTTGAGCAGAGTCTTGTGTTCTTGGACTGCTTCTTCTTTAGTGAAGGCAATTCCATCAACAAAGTCTCTGGTGTTTTTTGGTGTAAAAATAGATTTAAAAATCTTCCACATAGCGTTTGGTTTTTAGGTTATAAAAAAGAAAACACTCTCCCCTCAAATTAAGAGGATGGAAAGTGTTTTTCTATGATTTTGGATGCAAGTTCTAACTTAGAAGGGCATTCCATCGTTACTGGGAGCAGATACTGGTTCTCCTTGTTGAGCCATTGATATCCTCCATCCTTGAATTGATGTAAAATATTTAGTTTCTCCTTGAGGATTCACCCATTCTCGACCTCTGATGTTGATTCCAACTTCAACAGATTGTCCTACTTGATAAGAGTTTAAGACATCACATTTGTCTTGCACAAATTCTAGCATAATTGACTGAGGATATTGTTCATCCGTTGTCAAAACTAATTCTCGTTTTCTGAATCCATTGTCTCCAAAAGATTGCGTCTGTCCGATTGATTTGATTGTTCCTTTTAATTCCATTTTTTAAGTATTTAATTGATTATTATTAATTTTCTATAAGTGTGCTATCGATATAGCAAAAATTCATTTCCTTGTAAGCATCCTCGACATAACTCCCAGATTCAAGGTCTGTCCAAGTTCTGTTTTCAATCACCTTTGTTGTTGCTCCGATGATATGACCTTCGTTGAATCCAGCAACGATGAAGTTGTGTCCGTTTTGATTGACTTTCTGTCCTTTGTGTTTTTCAAATATTATTCTCATATCTCTGATTTTGTGCAAGATAATAAAAATTATTGAAACTTGTCGAAATGAAAGCCAGTAATCGGATGTACTTTCTTATTCCAGAATTGTTCCATTGACCTCTTCTTGACATCTGTTCCTCTGATTTTCTTCATCCTTGATGATTGATAAGCGTTCCAGCAGACTTTACACTTGGACATATAACCATCTCTGTAAGTCATATTTTTTGGAAACTCGCTGATGTGTTTTTCTTCCTTACAACATTTGCAGATTTTTTTCATTACTCTTTTGCTTTTAGTTCTTTGATAATTTCGATTAACTCTTCTCTTGATTTTCCCTCGTAAGGACTATCTTTAGGTGTTGCTATTACTTTTAGGTTGTAGTTTTTTAGGTCTATTTCAGAATATACGTGAAGAGAAAAGTTATTTTCATATTCTCTATCTTTGAATAACCTGCCCACCTCAAACTCCAACACCTCTCTCTCTGATACTACTTTGAAATCTTCTTTATCCCAAAAATTTATATCTCCTTCATCGTCCTTAACGGAATAACTTCTTATCGATTCTGAATGAACTAGATATTTTTTACCTATTGTAAGATAGGTATAGTTCCCAATACACTCCACTACTTTCTCTACTCTTTTTTTCATCTCTTATTTGTTTTTAATCTATTACTTCAAACTCAAAAAGTTCGTCTCCAAACTCTTTCCTCCACCCACTTACAGACAAAAGACCACTTGAGCCATCAATCTTAAAAAGAACAAAATAAGCGTCCTCCCATTGACCTTGACTTTCTGTACCAAACAGTGTTTTAAACTTAAATTTTAGGCTATCATAACCTTTTTCTTGTGCTAATTTTTGTAATTCTAATATTCTCATCTCTTATTTGTTTTTGAATTTTAATATCACTTTGTTTCTTTCTATCACTAGACCTTTCTCCCAGACCTCAGCGACCTCATCTCGCTCCTTGTCGGTTACGTTGTGCTGGATTGCTTTTCTGATTACTAGGAATCCATAGGTCTGTTTGTAGGCAAATATTTTTTGACTTCGTTTAGTTACTCCTTTTGCCTTTTCGAATTGTTCAATTGCTTGTTGTTCTTCCATTTTAAAAATATGTTTTAGGATTTGAAAATTTAGTTAGTTCCCCATTCCAGCAAACAGCATTTGCTCCAGTTGAACCATTTCTGTTCTTTGCGATTATCAATGCAGAGTCACCTCCGTTCTGAGCAATCTCTTCTGGGATTTCTAGTTCATAATACTCTGGTCTGTAAACGAACATCACAATGTCAGCATCTTGTTCAATTGCTCCAGATTCTCGAAGGTCTGAAAGCATTGGAATCTTTGTTGCTCTCTCTTCAACCTTTCTTGATAGTTGAGACAACACAACAACTGGAATCTTTAACTCCATTGCAAGAAGTTTAAGTCCTCGTGAGATTTTCGATATCTCTTGCTCTCTGCTTCCGTTACGATGCTGACCATCTATCAGTTGAATATAGTCGATGTAAATCGCTTTGACATTGTGTTTGCGATGGATGTTCCTTGCTTGAATTTTGATGTCGTTTATCTTGTGAGATTTATCATCAATAAAGATTTTGCAATCTGCAACTGCTCCACTTCCGTTGTTAAAAACTGCCCATTCTTGTTCAGAGTATAATCCAGACTTTGTGATTTTAGAAAGAGGAATATCTGACTGCATTGATACAAGTCTCTTGACGAGTTGTGCTGAGGTCATCTCCATTGAAAAGACTGCAACTGCTCCAGCAGACTGAGAACCTCTCAAAGCGTTTAAAAGGGCGAATGATGTCTTTCCCATTGCTGGACGTCCAGCGATGATGACAAGGTCTCCGTTGTTATATCCTCCTAGTTTTTGGTCAAGGGATTCAATACCAGTTGGAACTCCAGTCATATCCGTAGTCTTGTCACTTAAACTCTCGACATCATCAATCACTTCCAAAATTACATCCTTCGCTTGTTGCCAGTTAGAAGAAGAATCTATTGACTCCCAAGCAGAGGAAATGCCTTCATTTGTTTTTTCGATTGCGTCAAAGACATCCATTGTCTCGTTCTGAGCCATTAGGAGACCATTTAAGCAACTTTTAGCGATGTTGTGACGAAGATGTAGTTCCATCAATTTTCGAGTCATTAAATCGATGTTTGTCGCTCCACCTACTTCTTGAGATATTCCGAGCAGATAACTTAATCCTCCAGCGTTTTGTTCTTTTCCTTTTTCTCTAAGATGAATAGGAAGGTTTACAAGATTAGGAACTTGTCCAGAATCTGTGATTTCAAGTATAGCCTCGAAGATTGCTTTGTTTCTGCTATCGGTAAACGCTTCGCTTGTTTTTAGAACCTCAACAATATCGTTTAAGGTATGCGAAAAGTTAATTGCAACACACAATACTCTTCTTTCGAGTTGCTTGTCTGATAAGTCTTTTAAGATTTGATTCATAACATTTTCAATTTTTTATCTGGCTCTTGTTGATTTGATGTATTCCACTTTTTTTGATTTCTATTCCAATTCCTCAATGCAGACTTCCAATTCTTCATTTTATGCTTACCAATCATCCAGCCTTTCGATTCATTGTAATCAATAAAATACTCTGCGTCAATCTCAATTGAAACTTCCTTGCAATATAGTTTAATTTCTTCAATTGTAGGAGGAACAAATCTTTTTGATTTTGATGGGGATTTATCCCCTATATTATTCTTATTTGTATTCTTATCTGTATTATTATATGGTATAGGTTTGACACTTTGGTCTTTTCGATTTGACTTTTCTGTCAAATGGAGTTTCTCATTTAGTCGATTCGATGTGTACCATTTGGTTCTGTCGTATGTTGACTTGTTATAATTGCCTTCTGTTAGGTAATTATTATCAACCAATTTCTTCAAACAAGTTCTGATTTGTCTCTCAGATAACCAATCAAATAATTCACCAAAACCCTTGACTGACATATAAGTCCAAAAAAGACCATCGTGAAAGTTCTTGTTGTTCGCTTTATTTTTTAATATCCAGAACTCTAAATTCTGCAAAACGATAGCAGAGTCTGTTCCTATATCTCGGGCAACATCTCTGTCAAACTTCATTGCTACTAAATCCATATTTTTTAGATAAAAAAATCCTAATTGCTCCCTCTACTTTGTCGGATTGTAGAGTTCACAAAAAGGATTGTTAATTTTTTCGTTGATGAGTAAATCCGACTAAACCCATTCGATACACAAATATAATAAAAATATTACAAAGTGATTCCTTCTGTCAGCAACTTGTAAATAAATACACTCCAGACTGCAATTGCAAGACCGATATAAATCTTTCGGAGTACTTTTAGCACTATTATAAAATTCTTTGATTTAAGAGGTTTTAATTTCATTTTGATATGATTGTATTGATTTATTATTAAAGTTCCTTAAAACTCATATAAGTAGTCTTTAAACCGATGTTTGTCCCTTTTGAGACTCTTCTGATTGCAGACTTTGATAAAAACTCTCTCAAAGTCTCCTTCGAGCTATTCATTCTTAGATTCAAGACTTCATTTGGTGCAGTCTTTCCATCTATTAAAATATCCTTGACATTGAAAAATGTTCCTTCGATTGTGGAGAACTGCTCAGATGCATCTTCGATAATCACCTCGAACTTCATATCTCCCAAAGTTATAACCACACTATTCATCTTCTGCTGGGCATATTACGATTCTGGCAATGGATGGAGTTGCCTCAAGATATCCTTCTTCACAGATAGTTGTTTCTTCGATGCTGTAAATTCTCCATTGGACTTCTCTCTTGTATGTGAAGATTTCGCATCCACATCCATTAAAAAGCTCTTCTTCTTCCTCACAACTTGTTAGAATTATTGCAAGAATTAATGCTGATAAAATTTTAATTGTTTTCATAACTTAATGGTTTTTGTTTTTAAAATGATTATAAATATTACTGATGTTATTAAAAATAATGGGAGCGTTGATTCAATTGGTACGCTCTTCGGACAATACCTCTCAACTAGTTGACAATTGTATTCATACCAGTTCTGATTGTGAGGATTCTTGTCTGTCGTTTTCTTGTCGCATTCCTTCTCCCAGTAGCGACACCAATGTTTTAAATTAGGATTGTGGCGATATTTCATATTTTGTTAAAATATTATATATTTTTTTTAAGTGAGATTCCATAAAATAAATTTGATTTTTTTGACATTCAATCAATTCGGTTTGGAAATTCATCCTCTCTAAATCCTCCAGTCTCCTTTTTTTTGAATTACTTGGCTGAATGAATTTTTTTAATCCTTTTGCGTTTGCTTTTTTATCGAGCCATTCTGAGAGGATATCACCTACAATTCTATATTCTCCATCTACTTTAGGAATATTATTCCTCTGGCATCGCCTTTGGACTGCTCTTTCGCTTGTAAGTAAGAACTCTGCTGATTCTGTTGCAGTATAGAATCTTTTTTCACAAGGAGGTAATGGATTATATTCTTTATTAGTTCCTTTTGCAATATTTAAGCAATTACTAAGTAATAATCCTTTCTTTATGTAAATAGACTCTAAATGACTGAGTTGATAAGAATCCTCAGCAACTGCAATAATTGTTTTTATTTTTTCAGAGTCACTATACTTTGCGATATTAACTCCACTTCCTAAATATCTGACATCTTTTTCTGGAGGCAAAATCGACTCCCTTTTTCCGTAATATATTTTTCCATCAGATGTCTCAATCTTGTAAATATAATAATGCTTTTCCATTTTTAATATTTTTTGAGATTAGGATTGTGTCTCACCTTGAAATACTCGTGTAGGTTCTTCAAGTTCGTCTCTGTAAACATCATTGAACATTATGAGATACGCTTCGTCAATGCTATCAGTTCCTAAGTCAGAAGAGATGTGTTTCCATTGAAGGATATCGATATCTAGCAGAGTATTGAGTTTTGACATTTTCATAAACCAATACCTCATCTCTTTACCATATCCGAAACGCTCTCTGAACTCATCGTCTCTCTTGTTAAAGATGCTCTTTTTTTCTTCTGATAATTTTTCCCAAAGGTTTGTTTGATTTTCCATAATTATTGTTTTTCGATTTAAAATTCTTTTTGTGTAAGCCAGTTCAATTCAACCTCAAACTGAGTCATAATATCGTTTAATACTATCATCGGTTCGTCTGGTATGTGAAGCAGATGAATCAACTGGTGTAATAATCCTTCGTCTGATAATACTTCTTTTGTGGTGAAGTCATCGATGTACGAGACGATGCAAACGAGGTGCAAAATCTCTGGCAGTCTTTCCATAAACTCAGCAGATGAGAGTTTGATGTATTCCTCGTAATACTTGACTAAATCTCTGTGAGATACTGAATATCTCTTGTCTCCGACTTTGTAGTTGTAATGTTCCATAGTTTAATTAAAGGGAGGTTTTACTAGCGCAATTGATTTTTAATTTTATTAATTACTGATTGACTTACTTCTCCATCTTCAAAATCTTCGACAACTAACTCTAAAAGTGCTTTAACTTCTTTTTGTCGTTTCTCGATGACATAAAGATTATCAACAATAAGTTGTCTTTGAAATCCTTGTAAATCGTTTTTTGAGTCTTTTACAAAATCGGTTAATGCTTTTAATGTTTTCATAATTATTGTTTTTTGATGTAGCATTGTTGCTATCTGAGAACAAAGATAATAAAACTTTTGACTTGTGAAACTATTTTTTTGAAAAAATTTAAAATTATTTTTATAAAACGCAAAAATCCCAGTCATATTGGGATATCTTTACAGAGTAATATTTTTCATAATAGTTCCCCCGAACTTGTTTGATTACTTGTTTTTTGATTTGAACCAGTCTGAGAAGGCTGGTTTTTTTATTATACGTTCATCTCGAAATGAGGTGCATCTCTAAAGGAAGAAAAGTTTCCACCCCAACGATTTTTGGAATCCATATCCTCCCAATACTTACCAAGTTTATCAATCAGAGTATGGTCGTAAGTAAGTTCTCCATCGATAAAGAAGTTAAAATCAACTGCAAGTCTTTTGTTGTGCTTGGAGTTTAAAGTCTTGCTTCGGACTCTTCCATTGACTAATTCTAAGGAGTTATCAAGGACTTTTAAATCTTTTCCGTAGTAGTAGAGATATTGCTGAGATTGTGGTCTGTATGCCTCTCCAAATGTCAGAGCGACACCAATTGAGTTTGCGTACAAGATGAGGTCAGCGACATTATAAGAAAAGATTGCTTGATATTGTGATAGTTTCATAGTGTTAATTTAAAAGTGATTCGTATTTAACAAAGCGACCATTCATTGAATTTAACGCTTCTTTGACATCTTTTGGTATTAAGTAAATGCTCAGAGCCACAAGGTCATAAATCGCATTTAATTTATCGTAATTAGTCGAATAATCATCGTTTGTGCTTATGTCTTCCAGAGACTCCAGAAAGCCATTTACAATTTCAAGTCTATATTCTTCGTATGTGTCGATTAAATATCCAGCATCAAATTCTGAGACACCTACATCAACAAACAAATCTCTTGCATTATCGTTGTAGTTTCCAACAAGACCTCGAAGAGCAGAAGCGACCTTTGTTCTCAAAGCATTTCCAGAACAGACTCTCAGTTCCTTGTCATCGAGTAAGTCGGTAAACACTACCCTAACTGCGACAAGTTTCTCTTGAATCAAGATATTCATCAATAGCGTTTTGACTTTGTCTGGCTCCTGATGTGTGATGAATTGTATTCCCTCAACTCTCTTCTCTACACTATCAATCACTTGAAAAAGTCTGTGATACTTTAGTTCTGTGACTGGTTTCTTTTGTTTGTTTAGAATCTTTGCAATCTCTCTGTCTTTTCTGTCAAGTTGCTCCTTGTGTCTCTTGTCCATATCATCGATGATTTCTTGATACAACTCAAGATTCTGCTCAACAACATTTGCTCCATCTTTACGGACTGAAACCTCTTTTTGTTTTACTTCAAGTTTGTCATAGACTCTGGTCTTGAATATCCAAGTTAAAATCGGAGCGACAATAATTGCAATCTTTTCCCAGTTATTGAGAATCGAGTCAAGTGATTCCATTCAGTTAATTTTTTAGAGGTTTAGAGGTTTCGGTTTTTGTTTTCTGAGCGTACTTCCTTAGAAACAATTCAAGTTTCTTTTCGTTCTTTTGCTTTGGCTTGTATGTTTTCATTATATCAACCAGTTTGTCGGATTAGGTCTTTGAGGATTCACATCGTTGTCTGTGTTTGATGTGTACTCTGGGAACTTGTGAGACTTGTCACATAGATATCTGACCAACTTCTTAGCGTAGTTATCTGCAAACCTTTCATATTGTCCAATCAAGACACCAAGAGAAGCAGAATCGATTGATGTTGCTCCTTCTGGGTTATGTGTGAACACACCTCCGTTTGTGATTCTTATTGACGCAAATGGAAGGAATGTTGCCATCCCTAAATTAATCAATAAGGGAGAGATATATTTGTCTCTCAAAGTCAAATAATCGCCAGTCAAAGAATCGTTCAATTGGTCTTGTGTTAACTTCTCATAGAGGTCTGTTCCGAGATAGTTCTGGATGTGAATGTCTTGTGCTGACCAAACAAATTGAAGGAACTTGTCTGCATCGAGATTTCCGTTCGCACTTGTGAACGCATAAAAATCTTCTTTATTTATGAATATTGCTCTCTCCATTTTATTATTTATTTACAAATCCATTATTTGGCATATCTACTGGTCGTTTTGCGACCTTCTTATCGTTCGTCTGTGGGATGAATCCATCCTTCTTTGACTGATTCACAGACACCTCTGCATTTGGATTCTTTGCATCTGGTTTAACTCCTTTTGCTCGGTATGTTTTTCTCATCCAAAAGTGATGACAATTTCCTCCACCTTTATAAAGCCAAATCGAATAAGTATCTGCTCCAGATAAACCCCAGCCTTTATTTACTGGCACTTTCTCCATTGCAATAATATCTTCCTTTCGATATATCTTTTTAGCAGAAACCATCTTCTTGCAGAAGTCTCTGGAGTTGTCCGATACGCTCAAAGGTGCATATTGATAGCGAACCTTGTAATTATAGTTTTCAGTAGAACCATCTTGAGAAGATTTTGCATTCGGTCTTGCAACACCAGTTGACACAAGCCAAGTCTTGACTCTGTCCATCACAGACATCTCAACCTTGTTCAAGGATTGTATCATATCATCCTTCGCTTCTTCAAGTTCATAATCAACTTCTTCCTCTGACACAAGTTCCCAATTCTCCAAATCCTCATCTTCTCCAAACTGCTCTAATTCTGTGAACATCTTGTCGATAGTTGCATCATCAACATTTGGCTTGGCAGATGACATTGAAAGACCTTGCTCTTGAGCAGTTTCTGAATCTGTGACAACAACCTCATCCTCTTTCCAGTTCGCTGGTTTAAGAGGTTTAAAATACAATCGAAGAGCGATGTCATTCATTGCAAGAAGCGTATCAAAAGCATCAAGCAAAAAGTCTTGCTTCGGTCTGATAACCATCTCCATCATCAACTCATAAGCGTTCTTTAATTCCTCTGCATTATTACCAAGACCAGTCCCAGACCTATCAAAAGTAAATAAAGGATAAACAACCTTGTGTGCCATCATCAACTTGTCCTCTGCTTCGTCCGATAAGAATTGATAACGGTCGTGAGCATCTCCAAGTTGAATGTCATCGATTGTCGCTTGTGCATCTTTGTTGTCGTTGAATGCAATTACAATTTTTGACTTCGCTTGACCTCCAGCCCATTTTTTAGTGATGTCTTTCTCAATAGATTTCTGCATCTCTATATCTGGAACTCCGTTGTTGAAGTTTATCAGTTTAGTTGCAGAGAATCCCATTGAAATCTCATTGTTGTGATAAGCAGACATTTCTTTCTCCATATGAGCATATTCAAGACCAGACTGCCAAGACGCTTGTGGGAAGTAAAAGTGACCACTTTGATATGGTGTGATGTAAAGAATCTCAATCTTCTCTTTTGATGTTCCGAACATCGGTATTCTTGTCGGAGGATTCTTTCTGATATCTGTCCAATCGTTAGTGAACCAAACTGCTTCAATCTCTCCTTCTTCATTTGCTTCTTCAAGAGCAAACTTTGATGCGTCTGCGTGATAAATTGATGACCAACTCTTGTGACCAGAATCCCAGTTTACTTGAATCGCACATCTTCCGAGTTTATAAAAATCAGAAGCAATCCTCACCACTTCCTTCTCTGGAAGAAGAGATTTCATTCGAGCAAACATTTCTGGCTTTTTAGACGAGTCTAACGCATCCAATCCTCGTCCGTATATCATCTCAGTCACTCCATCGATTAACCTTCGATTTGTGACACTATTATCATATGCGTCAATCAAGACATCAAACATCGAATTATCTTGTCCCCAAGTGACGAAATCGTCTCTCGTTGAGGTTATTTCATTGGCTTGTTTTCTCTCGTAATCCGTTAACTGGACAACTCGAATATTGTTCTTCTTTGCCATATTTAAAATTTATAAGTTGTTGCAGATTTATTTGCTTGAACAAATCGCTCTGCATTTATATTGTATTTAGAAACATCTTGAGAGGTGCAGAATATTTTGTCTCTGTATATCAAATCAGAACCATCAAAAACTTCCATCGAATACTGACCATTTTCAGCAAACAAAAACACATCGCTCAAGACCATATAATTTGACAGATATGTTGTTGCAATGTTGTAAGTTGTCGCTTCTTTTGTGTCCTCGTTATGAATAACAACCTCAACGCTCTGAGCATCCTTTCGAGGAATTATTTTAATATCAACAACCTCAGTTGTGTTTGGAGAAACTATCTTCATAATATTTAAACGATTTTTTGCTTGTTGTAACAAAAAAACCGACTTGTTAGGTCGGTCTTTGATTACGTTTTTTATTATTGTGTTAGCCTAAAAGTTCAACACCCCAGTTTTCTAGTTTTTCAACATCAACTAAATCTCTTGATAAAGTCAAGTGGAGACATCCATCATCTTTGACAACACTTGAGGCAACCTTAACCAATTCTTTCAAGGCTTTTTTTCGAGCGTTTAGTCGTTTGTTTTCTCCTTTACCTTGTACCTCATCCCATACTAATCTAACTTCGTTATTTGATTCTAAAACCATCATATCAGCACTCTCGGATAATTCTTGTAATAATTCTAAATTTTTCATAATATTTGTTTTTGTTTGTGATTACTGGTACAAAG